GAGGTGGCTAATGATAGCAGAACTTACACTAGCGATATCAGCAGTAAAAAGTGTTGGGAAAGCGATTGACAGTGCTAAGTCCCTGATTGAAGTCGCAGGACAACTTGATGAGGCATTTACGTTAACAGATAAAGCAAAGAGAACAAAGAAACCAAAAGGTGCTACTGAAGTCCTTCTTGAAAATAAACTAGGTAAATTTGAGGATAATACAACCGGAGAGTCCACCTCGTTTGCAGCTATAGCGCAGGAAGTAACAGATGCTAAAGCATTAACCAATGAACTATTTAGATTAAAGACTAGACTGGATTTGAAGTGGGGTCCGGGGACTTATAATCAAATAATAGACACTCGAAACGAAAGACTGGAGAAACAAAAACGACTCGAATATGAACACAAACAATTACTTCGGCAAAGAAAAAAAGACCGTAAGCATTTCTTGTTAGAAACACTAAAGCTGATAGGCGTACTGCTATTTGTGTCCGGAGCCACCTATTGGCTCATGCAGAGTTACTGAGGTAAAAATGGAACTGACCGCCGCTCATGCAATGCAAGGCTTAATGCTCGTAGCAACCATTGCTGGTGGTTATGCTGTAGTTAAGAACCAATTAGCTAGAGTAATACAAGATTTAGTTAAGATTACCAAAGAGCTTGACCAAATAAATCAAAGGCTGGATGTAGCAGAAAGCTCAACCGCAGTGTTTAAACATCAGATTACGGTTCTTGGACACATCTTATCTCCCGCCGAACTCGAAAAGCAGCATCGTGAAATATCTGATGTTCAAGCACGGGTAAAAGTAGCAGAGGCTCGTATTTCCTCTCTAAGCTCCATGCATAACTCCAGACACCCCAGTGTGCCAGCATGAGTGAGATATGCCCCTCCTGCGGAGCTAAAAGGCTTAGAAGGTTAAATGGCGATTATAAATGTAAGAAATGCCGCGCTGAGACAGAAGAAGATGGATCTGTCGTTGATAATTTTATTAAAGATTATATAGCCGCAGAAGAAAAAAAAGATGCGTAAGTTGCTGACCTTGCTTGTGATCTTGCAAACAGTTCTCCTTCTATCTGCTTGCGCTGGAGCAACACCCAATGTTCCCGTGAAGATAAAAGATATTAAGCCAGCAGCAGCGTCCCAACGCACTCCTAAATGTTTACCAGCAATGGAGATGGAAAGCTCTTTGTTTGCATCTTTCAAAGAAATACGTGAAGCTACAGCATTGATGAATATTCAGAAAGATCCTCCAGAAAAGTTACTGGTAATCTTTTATGTTAGTAAGGGTGGAACATGGACTACTACTATCACGGGCAAAAAAGGCGTTAGCTGTATTGTTTTATGGGGTGACACATACACTGCCCAAAAAATGAAAGAGATTGATGGAATTAAAATATGACAATTGGAAGGAAGTTCCTCGAACATTCAAGGCATGGCCTTGGAAGTATTTCAAGCCTCAAGAGATGGCGTGTCGCAGTACGGGAAAACTTACAATGCACAGCGGACTGCTTGATAACCTTGATGTTTTGCGGAGTCGTTTTAATAGTTCTCTTACTATACTCAGTGCTTACCGTTCTCCCTATCACAATAGTTGCGTGGGCGGTGCGCCACGTTCGCGTCACTTGGTTGGGGATGCCTGTGACATATCAATCAGGAATAAAGACAAGTTCTTACTTGAGAAATTGGCATTAGAATTAAAATTTACTGGATTTGGTTACTACAATACTTTTTTACATATAGATAGACGGCCCAAAAGGGCGCGATGGGGAAAAATTTGGCATGTTTGATTTAATAGGAACAGTTTTAACAGGAGGAGCTACAGGTGTGATTGGCTCTGTGATTGGGAAAGCTTTTAGTTTTGTTGATGCATGGCAAGAGGAGAAGAAAGCTGACAAAGATCACGGACGAACGATTGAAATGCTTCGACTCCAAAATGAAATTGGCGCAGAAGAAAATGAACGCGAGATGGCAGTCGCGGAAGCTAATGCTGATGCTAACATGCGAATGGCGTCCTACAGCCACGACTCAATGGGTGGTCCAAGTAGTATCTGGGTCGCTAATTTGTTACGTCTTGTGCGTCCTGTTCTTACTTTTAGCCTCATTGTTTTAGTTGGCATTCTGTATTTTTTAGCAGATATGGGAGGCCGTGCTACAATAGAGGCATCTGTAATTTATATGTCCTCGTCAAGTGTGTTATGGTGGTTTGGGGACCGTGCTTTAAGATCTAAAAAATAAAGGAGATATATTATGCCACAAGGTAAGGGAACTTACGGGAAAACGGTGGGCCGTCCACCTGCAAAAAAACCAACTAAAAAACCAAGTGTGACAAAAAAGATGACTAAGAAAAGGAGAACGTCTTATGCTTAAACTTAAAGAGTATTATACGTCTGCGGTTGAGCATTGGAAGTGTTTGGCTTGTGGTTTTGTTGTAGGGTTTATAGTAGCGGCACTTTCTTTATGATTGAATGTCCTTGGTGTGGCGCGCATACGCAAATTATAAAAAAAACGAACGGGGATCATTCGTGTGGTAGGTGTAAGCGCACAATTCTTGAAGATGCTAAAAAGCGACAAATTAATAAGCGCATACAAACGATGTATACTGCAAAGTACAGAAATAAGATACGGGAAAAAATTTATGACAGGACACGGGATTGGCCGGATTTGGAAAAAGGAGCTAGAAGAAATCCAGAGCCAATTTGGACGCGATTATTAAAAGGGAAGAGGTACGATACCGCATATGTTACGAGGCCCTTTGGACCGCCCTTTATTATATAAGTTAAAGTTCGGGGTGTTGTTCTAATAAATAATCTATGATCTTTTCGTTTGTTTCTAACCTGCGTTCTATCCTTTGTACCCTTACTTCTGATCGTACTGCGCTTCCGGCTCCAGCTAATGGCAAAGCCAAAGCGCAACCCGTCGCCAGCAAAGATATACTAATAAGTAAAGTAATGTTTATTTTCGCGCCCATAACTTTCGCCATAAGTAATTGTCTAAACGAACAACTTTAGAAGATGTCCATAGCAGTATGAATTTGAGAATTGGGTTCATCTTTTTCTCTCCTTAAATAATTTGCTTTTCGTTCAACACAACGTAATTCGAGATAATAAATATTGTGTAATTTAGTGGGATTTGCTCTTTTTATATCTTTTATTGTTTGTATGCAGTTTTCCTTATATAAAAAAGGATTGCCTTTTATAGGAGCAATACCCCAGCCATAACTGGTTGTCAGTATCATTAATAAAAAGAAATTACTCGCCATACTTCTCAGCTAACCTACTTTCGTAAGTTACGTCATCGTGCGCTACATGATTTTCCCAATCGCAATCTACACACATCTTAATATCAATATTATTGAGGGTGTACAGATACTCTAGCAACCCGCTGCATCGCGGGCATTTGCTATATTTTTTAACCATGTTTAAACAGCCTCGTTTGGATTGTTGTCATCGTCATAATCTAATATTTCGGCCATCGTCTTGGCATACCCTGCGATGTCAATAATACTATCAAGATGGTCAGGGCGAACTGTCAGCCTAATCATCTTAACACAGATCATCTCCAAGGCGTGTCTTATTCTAGGGTCAGGGCAACGTCTGACTACAAGTTGCAATACCGCAATGTTGTCAAACGTGCTGGCGGGGTGTCCGTAGTCTCGACCACGCTTGGCGGTAATGGTCTTGATTGCGGCGTTAAACTTTTTTGTGTGCTTACCCATTTAACGCCATCCATATTTTAATCGGGTTCATGCCGTGCGCCAACAACCAAACTGTAGCCTGTTGCTGAGTAGCTTCGCCAGCGGCAATTCTCTCACGCCAAATTTCTATGTATGTCATACTTGTACCCCCTTTTTTAATCTTTTGATGGCGGGGGTGTACCCCGGTTCTTTTCTGTAGCAACCCATTTGGCTCTTCGAAAGTAGCGGCCCCTGATGCTTAGTGGGGCTTGGAAAAGAACTCCAATCTTCTAGTTGTTGTATTTCTTTGGATGCAAAGTTTGGGCTTAACAAATCCCACGTAACTGGAAGATCATTTTGTTTAGTCATATTCCTGTTCCTTTCTTATTTTTAACGTTACGTCTTTTGATACGTTGCATATGTGCCAATTGTTTTTCTGTAATTTCGTCCGCAGTCACAGTGTCCCAGATTTTACGACTGACCCGTTTGAAATTCTTAGTGTCATCTAAGTACGAGAATTCTTTTGCGCGTACCCACTTATGCCCTACCTTGGCTACAACTTGTCGAAGACCGCAACCGCAAGCGGGATAAAGTTCATCGTTAATATGCACATTGAAATATTGCAAATCCATTTGTCCTGTTCCTTTTCTTTTTCCTAGCGTGTGTTTAAACGTAGTCATAAAAATTTATTTTTTTGTTGACAACGTTTGTGTATTAAGGATAATAGTATTTAACTACATACATGTCAAGAAAATAATTTTTGGAGAAAAAATAATGGGCGCAAAATTAGATGCTTTAATCGCTTTAGAGAGCCTAATAAAAAAAAATAATTTAGCGCGCTCGACAGTAGGCAGAGAGATCAGCGGCGATCCAAATTTTTTGGCACGGCTTGAAGACACGAATAAAACAATCTCGACAACAACGCTTGACAACATCTATCGTTTTATATTAAGAAAAAAAGGTCAATTGGAATTGGATTTGGAATAGGAAAAAGGAAAAGGGTCATGGCAATCCATCTTACATACGGTGGCTCAACTGCACACAGGACTTTAAATTGTCCCGGTTGGGTCAAGAAATCAGAAAATTTACCGAAGAGACCAGCGGGTCAGGCGGCGCTTGAAGGATCGATGTTGCATGAGATTATGGAACTCTGCCAACGTGACGGTCTAGAACCATCTTATTGTCTAG